CCCTTGTTAATAGCGCGTCCATATCGAGCGTAGATATATCGGGTGCAGCGATAGGGGATTCGTTTTCAGTATTTCTGGTTCCTGCTGGTTTGAAGTATCAGACAACGACACATGCTGATGATGCAGACAATCAGAGTTGTACTCTGTGGTTTTACGTAGACGGGGTGCTTCACAAAATGCGTGGTTGTCGTGGCACGTTCAGCGTAGAGGCGACCAGCGGCGAGTTTGGGGTGTTTAACTTTGACTTCACTGGGGATTACGTTGTCGCAGCAGATGCAACATTCCCTACTACAATAACTTACGAAACTACCGTGCCCCCGATTACAGAGACGGCGGCTCTTTCTATAGCAGCTGGTACTGGTCGTGCTGGTGGTGTAGATGATGTACAAGATGGTCCGGGTTCCCCGGCTTCCATTGTTGCTTCGTCATTTGGATTTGACATAGGCAACTCCATAGCTCCACGGCTTGATGTTACATCTAGCGATGGGTATGCAGGGGCAAAAGTTACAGGCCGGGCACCAACGTTCTCTGTTGACCCCGAAGTAAACACGATAGCGAACCAAGATTTATACAGCCACGTGGAGTCGGGGCAGCTGTTTGATGTTATGGCTGGGATTGGCGGAAGTGTCGGTAATAGAGTCTACTTTTTTGGACCACAGGCCCAAATGACTGCGGCAAACTATGCAGACCGGGACAACACGAGGGTGTTTAACGTAGAGTCTAACTTGGTACGAAAGGCCGGTAATGACGAATTCGCAGTGTGGTTAGGGTAGTCCAGAATGTTGTCCAAGGATGTAAACTTTTTATGGTCCCTGTATACCGTTGCGGATAACCCGAAAGGGCCGGTAGTTGGGTATGACCATGAGGGTAACATTGAAATATCCTGTAATGGGCTAAGGCACTCATGCAGTGCAGAAGAGTGGCTGAAGGCGGCTGGTGTGAAGGCTGCCCCGAAAGCCAAAGAAAAAGAAAAGACGAAGCCTAGTTCGGATAGCTCGTCTTAGTTGACTCTGGTATTCGCTGGAGTATTCTGATTTTGCACGGCGGGGGTCGTGTATAACACTAAGGAGGTGTAGCAATGGCGATAGTTGGATTGCGTCTCGACGCAACGGAAGAATACGTATCACCGAATGACGGAGATAAGGGTACAGACAAAGCAACGGTGTTTACACTCGGAACTCTGTCTGCGCGTGTACAGACGACACTGAAGGATAGGTCAACACGGTTCACCAGTGACCCGAATGCAGAAAATGGGGTTGTGGCAGAGTTTCTGCCGTTTACAGCTTCGTATGATACGGTTAGATGCGGGGTAGTTGGGTGGTCAAATTTTGCAGATGGCACCGGGGAGGAGATATTGTTTAAGGCGTCCACCGGGACGATTGGTGGTGTCAAAGTGCAGTTGGTTGCAGAGGAGTGCATGGACCGACTACCTGTTGATTTAATACGGGAGTTGTCCGATAGGATTAACGAGATTAACTCCATGTCGGAGACGGACTCGGGAAACTGAGGCAAGTCGTATTAGCACAACACGTAGTTCCAAATAGGAGCTGTGCGCGGTGCGACAATGATTCCAAGAAGCTATGGGGGTGCTCGCAGGACACCTTAGTGCCTATGTCACTGGATGGGAAGCAGTTGTGGCGCTGCCCCCTTAGACCGGTGTACGAAAATCCTGTATTCTATGAGGAGGCCATAGCTGCGTTTTCTTGGTACAAGCGCGGTTTTCTAGTTGATACTGGAACGTGGCTAGACCAGCCTTCCAAGTTGCTGGTTTGTATAGACATTATAGAGAGAACGGTGTCCGAGATTCATAATCACGAGCAGCGTGTAGCGGAGCAGCAGTCAAGAAGGGCTACAAAGACTACACCGGTACGAAAGACTTAAGAACATGGCACAGAAAGACGCTACCTTACAGTTTGTAATCAGGATGCGGGACGAGGCGTCCCGTACTTTGAAAAAGAACAGTGCGGGTTTCAAGGGTCTTGGTAAGGATGCAAAGAAGGCTGCGGCTGGACTCAAGGAAGCTAAGGTTGGCTTCGCGGATTTTGCCAAGGTGGCTGCGGGTGCCATATCGGTACTACTGACAGCTGGTAAAGGGGTATCGGCATTTCGGGACTTTGATTTGGCCCTGCGAGAAGTTGGGACTCTGTTACCCGGTCAATCCCAGCTGATGGATGAGTACCGGGACGCCATTGAACGCATGTCACTCAAGAGCGGTGATTCCGTTGTAGAGTTATCCAAGGCGTTGTACCAAGTTGTTTCGGCATTTGGGGCTGTTAGTAACAGCATCGACATACTTGAGATAGCGAATAAGGCTGCGATAGGCGGTATAGCAGATACGGAATCTGCCGTTAAGCTGTTAAGTGCAACAACCAAAGCTTACGGCGACACCTCAACCAAGGCGGTACAGAAGGTATCGGATTTAGCCTTACTGACGGTACGGCTAGGTGTTACTACGTTTCCAGAATTAGCGGCTTCAATGCAGCAGGCCACACCAACGGCTGAGACGCTAGGGGTAACGCTCGAAGAGCTGTACGGAACAATGGCAACGTTGACCGGTGTTTCAGGAAACACGGCGAAGGTTGTAACACAGCTGAACCAGATATTTGTTCAGCTTGTCAGGCCCATGCCGGACCTGCGTAAGGTATTAGCAGAAATTGCGAACGCTAATGAAGATATAATTGGTACGAACGCCAGAGCCATTATTAGTCACCTTGGTCTTGCTGGTGCTATCAAGGCATTAAGTAAGCATGCGAAAGAGAACAACAAGGAGATAACTGATTACATCAAGACAGCGGAGTCGGCCGCAACGCTGTTTGCCCTACTTGGACCGCTTGCTGACACGTGGGCCATGAAGATGGAGGCGATGGGTAACCCCGCTGGTGTTACGCAAGCGGCGTACGAGGCCATGTCCTTATCGCTTGACCGTTCCATGAAGAGGCTTAGTGCGGCTTTTGATTTAGCCTTCCGGTCGATAGGGGAGGTGATAGCTCCGGCTATAAATGCGTTAGCGTCTGTAGCAACCCATGTGGGACTTGCGTTCTTGGGTATGTCCCACGAGGGAAAGACTCTGGCTAGAGTTTTGGAAGTTGCTGGTGTTTCTATGGCGGCACTAGTACCGGCGATGATGCTTGTGATGAAGTTTGGGCCGGGGTTAAAAAAGCTATTTTGGGAGACAGCCGCTGCCGCCAGAGCGTTCTCGTTATCACTGTTGACGAATCCACTGGTACTAATAGGCGCAGCCATAGTAGCTGCGGGTGCCGCCTTGTATTACTTCAAGGATGCGACGGTAACGGTAGGAGAGCATACGTTTGAGGTTGGTGAATTAGTAGGGTTAGTGTGGGACAAGATTGCGGGTGGGCTTGCAGTGATGCATGAGAAGCTAATGTTCGTTGTGGGGGTAGTAAGGGACAGGTTTGGGCCAGCGTGGGTGAAGACTGGGCAGCAGATAAAGGCAGTGTTGAACTTTATTATACGTGGGTATCAGACGCTCGGTATTAGGCTAGAAGCCAGTGCCGAGATGGGTAAGTTAGCGTTCCTAGACATGATTGAAACGCTGTTTCTGAAGCTAGGGTTTCTAGGGGATGCACTGAACAGCCTAGTACAGTTGGATTTTACTGGCGCTAGAGAAAGTGCGGCATTAGCCTTCGGGGAGGTACACACTGAGTACGGGGTAGCCCTAGAAAGGGTACAGGATGACACCGATGCAGCCGTGGCTGCTCTTGCAGGTCGTGATTACATATCGGAGTTTGGAACACAGGCGAGAGCCTTAGCTGGTGGTTTAGTAGACGCTGCGGTTGACTGGGTTGACCCACTTTTGGCAGAAGCCGCAAAGAGGTCAGCACAGGCCGTTGTAGATGGTGTAGCGGAAGCGGATGTTGGTGGGGCTAACACGGAAGCCATTCTGAAGAACATGGACGAGTTTAGTATCACGATGGATAAGGTAAAGCAGGGGATTGCGGGTGCCTTTGGTGGACCTGAGGGGTTGATAGCTGATGCAAAGATAACGGTATCAGACTTGTCCGTGGTAACAACGAAGGCGTTCAACGGAATGGCGAGTTCCCTAACTAATTTTGTTATGACCGGGAAGGCGGATTTCAAGGGGTTTGCGCGGTCGGTCATAACTGACATTACCGCAATGATTGTAAAGGCCAAGTTACTACAGTTTCTGAAGATGATACCGGGATTAGGGGACTTAATTACTGGAGCAGAGGTGGGTGAGACGGGAGGTATAGTAGGAAAGCTAGGGGGTCCAAAGGCGCAGGTTCCGTCGTTTATGTTTGCCGGGGCACAAGAGTACGCGAAGGGGGGTGCGGTTCCAGTTTTGGCGCATCAGGGTGAGGGTATTTTCACTCCAAAGCAGATGGATAACGCCGATAGGCTTTTTGCTAGTATGGCACAAGCTCCAGCGACACCACCACGGGTGACGGTAAACATTTCGACCCCAGCAGGAACTGAGGCAAGTGTGTCACAGAAACAAAGTGGGGCCGGGGGTCAGGACTTGCAGATGGACGTAATGGTTGAGCAGGTAGAGAACAGAATGTCCCAGAATATACAGTCCGGTGGAGGCTTGGCATCCACGATGGAACAGCAGTACGGATTAGACCGTAGTCGCGGGCAGTATAGATGAGCCAGATATTTCCTAGTACGCTACCCGACCCGGAGGCTGTGAGTTATTCCTTTAGTCCAGAGAACGCACTGCTCAGAACAAAGATGGACTCTGGTCGTGCTAGGCAACGGCGCGTATTCACTAGGTCGCTCACTACGTTAAGTGTTCAATGGAGGTTGAGCGGTGCTCAGTTCAACACGTTCAAGGCGTGGTGGGAACAGGCGTTGAGGGATGGGGCTGAGTCATTCTTCTTAAAGGTATGGAGAGCCGACGAGTTTAGACACGCAGAGGTTCGGTTTACGGGGCAGTATCAGGCTTCACTCGACGCACGGAGTATTTCTGATTGGGTAGTGTCTGGTACGGTAGAACTGCTAGATGCAACTGATTTCATTATGGCCAGTGAGAAGTCAGCGGTTGTACATTCGATTAGTGGACGGCTTCCGTATTACAGGAAAGCAGAGTCAGTAATAATTGGTGATTTGCCAGCGAATAACACAGTAACCGAAGTACTTGTTATTGGGCGTGGAGACATAGGGGCCGTTACAACATTAGAAACCATAACTGTCGGGTACACGGGTGATACAAACGCCTATGTAAATGCGGGGGATATATCAGGGGCGGTTGATAATGTTACAGTGACGTTTACGCCGGGTACTGGGGCGGACTCAACTGCACGAGAAGTAGTTGCCCAGTTTGGGTGTTCGGGAACACCGGCATCTGGAGAGTACATAGTAATAATCCAGTATACGGTTTGATTGAATGCCAAATACAACGCTCAGTGAGGCCATTAAGGAAGCATACGCAACCGCACCAACGGATGTGGTTATGTTGCACACGATTGAACTGCGGCACCCGTCATTTTCCTTTGTAGCAGACAAGGAGCGTGGGGCTGGTACAGCAGTCCGTATTGTAAGGGATACGCAAAACCTATGGGCTACGCTTGAGACTGATAGCTCAGATACGTATGCATATTTTGATTCAGGGACTGACAAACTCGTAGCCGCTGCTGCCGCGAGTTCTCAGGTAGTTGGGTATGCCGGTAATTCGGATGGGTACTATTCTGAAAGTGCTGCCGTAAACGCAGGGCAGAAGGTTTTGTTTGTAGGACTACCTTTCGATTTCACGCTACCAATTACGAAAGACCGTCAATTACCTCAGTTGAAGTTGAGGATAGACAACGTTGGAAGAGAGATATGCCAGCACATCGAGGCGGCGATAGAAAACCCAGAGTCCATAGCAATGACGTATCGGGTATTTCTCAGCTCCAATACAGACGGGATTAAAGGGACAACTGGTGAGGCGTATGAGGCTGGCGGGACTGGGACACCGATGCCAGAAATGGACCCACAGATAACCATGACGCTCAGTAACGTGAAGGTTGACCCATTCAAGATTGTAGCGACCGCAACCTATGACGACGTATTGCAGCGTTTGTTTCCAGCGGAGATGTACACGACGAAGAGGTTTCCGTATCTGGACACCACGTCTTAGGATTATCATGCATTGGGCGGCACAGTACATTACGTGTGGATGGAAGTCCGGAGCCACAGGCCCGGATTACTATGATTGCTGGAGCTTTTTTCGTCACGTTCAGAAGGAGCACTTTGGCCGGGATGTGCCAGAGATAGGTATTAACGCCGAAGACTTACGGGAATTGACAGCAGCCTTTAAGGTTGGTGTTCCAGAGGTTACCGACAAGCATGGATGGGAAGAGGTGCCAGTGCCACACAATGGTGATGCAGTTTTATTGGGTAATGGTCCGGTGGGCCAGCATGTGGGGATAGTGTTAATGATAGACGGAACGGTAGGTATTTTGCACTGCGCTCGAAAGGGCGGGGTGTTGTTCAGTCGAGTAGACTCGTTGCCGTATAAGCGCGTGAGGTTTTTCAGGCATGCATAACGACTTCGCCAGTATCGTATACGTACCGAATCCGCTCCAGCCACAGAAAGACCGGGTTATCGAGCAGCTTGGTTTTGCTGATTCAACGACTGTAAGTATACGGGGCTTTCTTGATGCCAGAGAAGACCTGAAGTTTACCCTGCCAACCATATGTTTGCATAACGGGGAGCCGGTATTGCGAACCGAGTGGGCTGACACCCAGATA